ATGAGCTTCAACCTGCCCGGAATGTATTTGTATTACCTTTCAAGAGATAATTTAGCCCCTGAAGAATACGAGCGGATAATCAGCCCGCACGCTGCCTGGGCGCGTATCTGCCGCGAATATGAATTTGACGACAGTCACAATACCAGCCGTTACCTTATCAATATGCGGGAACGTGAACAGCGCTCATCTCCAGATCAGCCACGTCCAGGCGGGATACGTGAAAAAGAGAAACTGGAAAAACTGGTTTTTTCGGGTGACGTGGTGATGTTAAGTGATATGTACGGCCCTGCCCGGCTGTTCTACATCAATGGTGAAGGTCAGTTGATGTCTGCCGATCCCCATGCTTTCCGTTTCGAGGGTGCCGCAAAGATTATCAAGGCGTTTGACGATGGGGTAAAATGTCGGAACTATCAGCGAACGGGTGGAAAGCCACGTTCAACACAAACAAGGCGACTAAAGAGCACGACGAATACGATACCCGATCGTTCTATGGTAACTCGTGCTTCCGATGAATCTGGACGGGTATTATCTGCAAAATGGCAATCTGTCACCGATAGCGCCAAAACCTTATGGGAAGCCACCCCTTTCACACATGACAAAGCCACAACTGAGGCCGCCCGTGGTCGTATTGCTGATGGCGCGGTAGGTACCCTTGAGGGGCTAGGTACTTTGATGGGGCCTTCCGCCCAAGAATATATGGCTGGTACCTTTAATCCAGAGCAGGCCGCAATAAATAAAGTCCGACAGCAAAATCAACAAGCCGCTGGCAAGGCTATTTATGATAATACGAAAGGGGCGGTGACAGACGCTTATCAGCGCAATGGATTAGCCGGTGCGGCCGCCATGGTAGTCACGGCATCCGTGGCGGAGTTGGCGGGTACTAAGGGGTTGGGAACGGTAGAAAAAGTTGGCACATTAGGCGATGTCGCTAAGTTAGGGAAAGCTGTTGAGCTGGAAAAACTGGAGGGGTACCTTGGCACTTATAAAGGTCAGAAAGTATTGCTACAAAACGTCGATGTTGTGAAGATGGATTACGTACGACGCTCGACTGCTGATAGGAATTTATTGAGGAAGGAGTTTGATAATGGCGTCCGTAAAAAATTCCTTAAAGATATAGCTAACAATCCCGAAGTTGTGAAACGCCTTGACGCCTTCGATCGCAGCGTCCTAGCCAAAGGCGTTGTACCCGATGGTTATCAGGTACACCACAAACTACCGCTAGATGACAGCGGCAATAACAATTTTGATAATCTAGTGTTGATAAGTACGCGCCCTGAGCATGCGGCCTTCACCACTACGCAGAAGCACATAACAAAAAATCTTACCCCCACGGGCACTAATATTGTGTTATGGCCAAAGCCTCAAGGCATAATTTATCCATAGGAATATCTATGACCGACATTGAAAAAGCAGTGACTACTTTTCAAGCGTACCGAGCTGCGATTGGTTACCCGAAAATTCCACCCTATGAGGGGGAGGTTATTGAGTATGATTTTGGGCGTAAGATTGAATCTAATCAGCCAGATTTCTGGACGCAATATCATGAATTCCTACGCTTGAGTGATGGACTTGCTGCTGATGGTGTTTATTTTTATGGCATAGCCTGTGAAGGTAAGTTGATCGGGAATCGCCTTATCGACAACAACGATGCGTTGCGCGATGGAGAGATGTACGATGAAAGCATGGACGGATTGATCGCAATAGGGTCAAGCAATAGCGATATTTTTGTTTATGATACCAATACCCATAAATGGGAAAGCCGTGACCGAATAGCGATTGATGACATCAATGAATCTTACGATACCTTAGCTGAACTGATAGATAGCCAGTTACAGAGAATCAATATAGGTGATGCCTTTTAATGGCATGATTTATTTGTGAGGTGCGTATGGCAAATTTAGAAAAAGCGGTTAATGAGTTTACTCGCATCAGCAAAAGTATGGGATACAACATCAATCCACCTTATACCGGCAAGCTGGAAACTTATGACTTTGGACGAGATATAAGCCCAGAACAGCCTGATTTCTGGAAGCAATACGGCTCTTTTCTGCGTATTAGCAATGGGTCGTTTGCTGATGGATGCGTATTTTATGGTATGAGTGGCGGTGAAGATGATGCTGGGCTTATTGAGTTTAATAATGCTTTGAATATTCCCGATTTTAAAGATGAGACCATGACCGGCTTGATTGTTATTGGTGGAAATAACACTGATACGTTTTACTATGATCCGCGCACGGGTAAATGGGAAGCATGTGACCGCATTGGCACAGATCGTGTATGGGAGTCATGTGATAGTCTGGCTGAACTCATTGAGACACAAATTAAAATGTTGGAAAACGGTTAACTTATAAGGGGTCGAAATGACGCTTACAGAAGAACAGAAGGCGCTTTTCGATGCCCTGACGCAATTACAGCGCAGATTCGTTACCGCGCTGCTAGAGGGTGCCAATCAAACCGAGGCATACCGAAGGGCTGGCGGTAAAGCTAAAGGCGATGGTGAGCGTTCCAAAGCCAGCCAGTTAGTAACAAATAGTAACGTTCAAGCCTTCCTCCAGTCCGTACAGCACGAAACCGTTAACGCGGCCATCATGACCTACACCGAAGCATTAGAGCGACTCACATTGATTGATGGGGCGCACGACAATTCATGACATCGCCACGTTTGGCAATTATCAGATTGGTGAGAACGAGGAAGGGCAACCGGTCTTTCAGGCGTCATGGAAGTTTAAGGACTCCAAAGATATTAAGCCCGAACACCTGGCCGCTGTCGCTGAATTATCCACTGGCAAAGACGGACTAAAAATTAAGCTGCATGATCCGAAAGCTGCCATCAAGCAACTGGCTGGAATGTGCGGATGGGAAGCACCGAAGAAAGCCGAATTGACCGGCGCGAACGGTGGCCCGATCCAAACGTCAAACCTAACCCCGGATGAAGCCGCCGAAGCCTACCGTAAAATGATGGGCTGATTTGGGTAAATTTACAGAGGCGGCGGCACTGGCAGCCAAGGAACGTCACCGCCAGAGGATGAGTGCGCCAGCTTACCAGTGGAAGAAGCCAACGCCTCGCCGATGATTGTAGTATCGAAGTGTGGCGATGCGGTGAACGGGCATAAAATAACCAATAAACCCCATGATTACCCCTGCAAAATATCCCCGGCATATCCCAGAAATAACAAAGGAGTTACGCTATTAACGTAACTCCTTGTTTTATTTGGTGGCCCCTACTGGACTTGAACCAGTGACCAAGCGATTATGAGTATCTAACTATACCTATGAAAATCATATAATTATGTTATATGTCAGTGATATAGGTTTCCAATGATTGCCAAAAAATGCCAAATTATACAATCTCTACCGCCACTTTATCGCCACTCATTGCCAGCGGATTAAGTTTCAGTGCTTCTTCTAAATGGTCTGGTGAAAAGTGCGCGTAACGCATAGTCATTTTAATATCGGTATGTCCAAGTACACGCTGTAATACCAGTATATTACCGCCGTTCATCATGAAGTGTGAAGCAAAGGTATGTCGTAAAACATGAGTTAGTTGTCCTGCGGGTAATTCTATTTCTGTTCGTTCTAGTGCAGAGCGGAAAGCGCCGTAACAAGAGTTGAATAGTCTCCCTTTTTTTTCTGGCAAGGAATCATAAAACACCTCACTTATTGGGATGCTTCTATTTTTTCGGCCCTTTGTTTTTGTGTAGGTGACTTTGAATTTTGTAATTTGGCTCCAGCGTAGATCTTCAGCTTCAGACCAGCGTGCGCCTGTTGAGAGACATAGTTTAACAATACAAACGAGGTCATTATTATTTTCTCGCCCACACTCAGCTAATAAAAGTTCGATTTGTTCTTTTGACAGAAAAGCCATCTCACTTTCTTCAGTTCGGAAAGGGCGCACATTCTTTATAGGGTTATCGTTTTTCCATTCACCCAGTCGGCTAAGCTCATTAAATACAGCACGAAAGTAAGCTAACTCAAGATTTAGCGTGCGTGGGGATACTTTTTTAACTCGATTAGAACGGGCAAAGTCACCTTTAAGCCGCTTCTCTCTGTAGCGGGAAAACATCTGAGCATCAAACTCTCTCGCCAGTGGTTCACCCATACATTTGTAAGCATGCTCCATCGCGGTTTGTCTTCTATCGCCATCTTTCAAAGTGATCCCATGTGCACGGTGCCAGGCGTTGACCAAGTCCATCAAAGTGCGATCGTCTTCTTTTTCTTCGTGCCATGGTTTTGTGATGGTGTGCTGTTCAAAGGCAATTGCTTCACCTTTGGTAGCGAATTTTTTTCGAAAGCGTTTACCTTTGGCCCCGTTAGGATAAAGCTCGCAAAGCCACCATCCATCATCCTGCTTGCGAATAGCCATTAGTTAACCTCGCTGTAAATCCCTACTACACGACCCAATATTTTGATTTCATCAACTCCACATTCAAAAGGCACTTTTCCGCCAGCCACGTGGAGCTTTTTGGCTGGTAAAACAGTCAGTTCACGGATGCTAATGGCTCCTTCAATCTCAACGAGCCAAAGACCATCTGATAATGAGCTACCTTGTTCTATAAAGTGGGTTTTTCCATCAGATTTAACGCATTGAGCCTCAGACAATGGTTTTGTAAAAAGCTTAGGGTCAATACTTAAATCACCATCGCTTACTAGTTTTCCTTCACTTAATGAAAATATTTTGAGTGGAATAATTGTTTTATCATCAATTGCAAGTACTCCTTCGCCAGAAAATTTTTCTCCTTTCCCGGTCAAGATCCAATATATGTTGGCCCCGGTTTCCATAGCGCAAGATGCTGCAAAATCATACGAGATAGTGCCACGTGTATAACGATTTGAGAGAGAGCTTGCAGCTATATCGAAGTGATTGGCTAGCTGTATCTTTTGAGTGAATCCGTAAACCTCACATATCCTATCGAGTATCTCAATATGGTTTAAATCTGTATTTTTTATTCTCATTTGCAAAATCCATGTTGATTAATACCCATTTGCATAGTAAATTTCGCATATGGGAAGTGTGGTTGGTGGCAATAGTTGGCAAATATGGGCTATCAACGGTTAAAATTAACTAATAGGAAATCATGCACTATGACAACACTCATTACAATCAAGATCCCCCGTGCAACAGTCTTTCCAGAAGAGTTTGCAGCTTTGGAGGGTATTTCTGTTCGTACTGTCTATCGCCAAACAACTGGTGATAATCCCCGTATCCCTATTGAACCGCGCACAATTAAAAAGGGAAAAAAGAAAGCGGGTGGCCCGATAAAAATTTTGTACGCACGTTATAAAGAAATGGAAGCAAGAAAGAACCTTGGTCATTCCCGTTTTCAAATCGTCATCGGTGCGTAATTCACATTAAGTGAATTTTTAGGGGGAAAACATGTTTGATTTTTCTGTTTCTAAACATCCGCACTTTGACAATGCATGTCGCCAGTTTCCAACGCGCCACAATCTGACGCAGTTGGCGAAACAGTTGGATAACGTGTTTGCCATTACCACCATTTACGCCACGCAAAAAGCCGCGATGCGCGCCGCCCAGTCCAAGTGGGAGAAGTTACAGCGCGGTGTGGCGGAGTTCTCTATCACATTAGCCATGGGGCGTGCTGATTTATTTCCTGAAACCCCTGTTGCGGTCAATGGCTTCAAATCAGTGATAGACCAACAGAGCTGGGTAATCAGCAAGGTAGCGCACAGCCTGAGCAACAGCGGCTACACCACTCAATTATCTCTCGAAGTGTTGCTGTCTGATGTGACTTATGAGGCTGAGTGATTTCACAATAAGTGAATTTAAATTCATTAGGTTCACATAAAGCTAATTTTTAAACGTTTGGAATGCTATCATATTTGCATCAGCAGAGAGAGGAGGGGACACCGATATGATGCATTGCCCGCTTTGTAGAACCGCTGCGCATGCTCGGTCTAGCCGTTACCTGAGTGAGAAGACGAAAGAACGTTATCACCAGTGCCAAAATATAAACTGCAGTTGTACTTTCGCAACACACGAAACAGTAGACCGGATCATTGTATCGCCGGGGGAAACCAAACCAGCTCCACCACATCCAAGTCGAACTCTTCAAGGCGCACTTTGGTTGTAAAGCAGTAACATTGTTGACGTGGATATCTGAGTGGGGCTATATTCTTCCACATAACCGAAGAATCGGTTGTCGGGATTGCAACCCCGCTGAATGAAACCACGTCAATATACACGCCGTGAGCGTGTTTTTTTTATTGGCAAGTCTAGTCACATCTCAATGGTGGGCTGGATAGGGCTACCGAAAGGTAGGCTGGGTGGTTTCTCCAGTTGTTGCAACCCTGTTCAGTTCACCACCAGTGAGATTGCAACCTCTAGGTGGTGAGTTCTAAAAGAAACCATTGGAGGTCACTATGACCACTCAAGTATCTGTATTAACCCTTCCAGCTATCAATCATAACAACCTTTCCGTTATTTCCACCGAAATGCTGGCGCAACTGTATGGCGCTGAGGTAAAGAACATTCAGAATAATTATCTTCGCAATGAGGGGCGTTTTATCGCAGGTAAGCACTATTTCAAGCTGGAAGGGGCTGAATTAAAAGAATTTAAGAGCAAACCCTCTTTAAGAGGGTTAGTCGCAAATCGAGCTAAACATCTCATCCTCTGGACAGAACGCGGAGCAGCCCGTCATGCGAAGATGCTTGAAACAGATAAGGCATGGGAAGTATTTGAAAAGTTGGAGGATTGTTACTTCAACAAAGTATCTGGCATGGAGCTACGTATCAAGCTAAGGCAGCAAGATAACTTTGCCCAAGAGTTTTTAGTTCAAGGCTCTGCAATCACGCAGCTTAACGCATTGTTTCAATGCGCAGAGCATCTGCGATTGGAAATGTGGCCTCACCTTGTCGCGCTGCTTCCTGAACTCAACAGAGACTATAAGCTGACATTTGAAACACTGGCTATGGCTTCTTTGCTACTTAAGAAAAAGCGTGAAGAATGTAGGCTAAAGGCTGAGGTAATTATGTTGGGCCGCATAACCTAACAGACTTTTAAACTAACTAGTTTGAGGCGAAACTCTCAATGTCGGGGATTTCGCCTGTTTCTAAAAATGCTTCAAATTGCGGTTCATCTAGTATAACGACTCCCTGCATCCTTGCCGCTGTGACCTTTGTTGGCCCGGCATTGTAACCACAACAAAGAATCTGTAGGTTTCTGGTAACAGAACTTCTCACCATTAATCCATTAGTTAAAGCGCGCTCTGTTAGTCTTTCTTTGTCAATCTTCTTGAACCCGGTAAAACAAATGTCAAAAGTTTCTTTTTGGCGGGGTGATGATGGAGTGATTAGATGCGTGTAATCGGATTGAGAATAGTTACCTAATATAGCTAAAGCGGCGGCGGCTGTATTGAACTGCTTGAGGATTCTATCTTTTCTGTATGTTCTTAGTTGATGTGCTTTCGTGCAAATACCTTGGATGTAATTTTCACTATAACTGACATTAATCGCGGTATGAACGTTAATCTGTCCTTTGGCATTTATATAAATAAAATGTAGTTCTTCCAT